TAATATTATAATATTATACTAGCTTGTAAAATTCTAGTAGATTCTACCATTATACTAGCTAGCTAGTAGAATAAAAAAGAATATTTGTAGTATCATATATTGTTACTTCGTTAGAAGTAACAATATGTGAGACACAAGCAGTCTCGGAAGAATACTACAATAACCTTTGCTTCGCAAAGGGTGCTTCGCACATAGACACATCCCTTCTTTGTACCTGCTATACCATCTCTTCCATTAACATTGTACCATTTTTAGAGCATTTTGTCAAGTACCAGAACTACCTTAACACCTAATCTTAACATCAGCAATACAGAATCTTAACATTTCACCCTTAAAATCTGTATTTAAACCCCTAGGAATCCCCTTTAGGCTCCGTATGCGTTCGGTAGGTATTGACAAATTTCTTCGAATTTGGTATAATACTTGTAGATACAGACAGATAAGTTTACATTTAGGCATATATGCAGGACAATATAAAACGATTCATACTTCTTGGGAATAAAGCCAAAGTGCTTCTCAAGATTGAAAATAACAACGAACCTAGAGTTAACGTCTTAGTTGGCTCAGATGGTAGGGCTATTTACACTTTCAACAGTTCTTGTTTCCCTTTCTTTTCCGAGAACGAGTTTGAAACTGTAGATGAGTCAAAAGTTAATATTTTCCTTGAAAAGTGTGAATTATACGTAAAAAATCTGGAAAATAACCTAAAAATTGAGTTTGATAAGCCAAAAGAGGAATTGAAAGACCTGCCTAAACCCATCGGAAATCAAGGTGTTCCAAATCCTACTAGGTCTTCTTTCTTGATTAAAACCAAAGATAGAAAGTTACGGATTACGACTCAAGTTTGCCAGACACACAAAAAAGACATTGATAACGCAGTTACGGAAACAAAAGACCAGACCTGCTACCCACATAACGTCATTGTTGAGGAGTTGGCAAATTGAAATACATTACCGAAACTTTTTTAGAATACCCAGATAACAGCAGTTTGGCGGTTATTTTCTACTGTGGTGGTTGTGATAGAAATTGTCCTGGTTGCCACAATACGGAACTTCAAAACTACATTAAGTTTAATCACAAACTCATAGTTGCTCTGTTAGTGGAGTACTGTGAACGTGTAAAAACAAACAAAATAGTTTTATGTGGTGGAGACCCATTGTATAGCAAAAATATTGAACTCACAAAGTATATTTGCTCTAACTTAGGTTCAGATTATGACATTTGTATCTACACTGGGGCAGAAATTGATGAAGTAAAAGCACTTGACATTGTGGGCTTTAAATTTGTAAAATGTGGTATATTCGATGCCTCTAAGTTTGTGGGGGCTACCAAAACCGATGAGTACATAAGATTTGCAACAACCAACCAATCCTTGTACGATTCAAACTTTAACTTACTGTCGAAAGACGGAACTTATTACTTTAACGAGGGAAACTGATATGACTCAAGACGTAAACGAAATTAAAAAACCGATTAAAATTAACTATAAACCTTTTGAATTTGAAGATGATAATTTATATCACGAAGAATTAAATAAAATTACAGATGACACCTTTGCTAATGCGGCAACTACAAAAACCATTAAAAATATTCGTGAAGTACTCGTTAAAACATTAAAGAAAAAATATAAAATTACCGACAAAGAAAAATTAACAAATATAGCCAATGAGTTATTAAAAATTCACGGTTTGAACGAAGAAAAATTTGACTTTATTAAATCATTTTCTACGTTTATGGCCGAAAAATTAAATGACGTTTCCATTGATGATAACTCAAATAAAAACGAAAAAAGTATTAAGGGTTTGTTAAAAGACTGTGAGTTAAGTGCCGATAAAATCATTGGTTACGATATGCTTTACCGTACAATGAAAGAACTGTATGGTCAAGATGAAGCCAAGTTCTTATCGGGTGAAATGTATGATTTTTCATTAGGTTTAGCCGATAGTTCAAACATTTTATTACCTTACTGCTGGGCTTTAGATGCTTCAAAATTGGTAACCAGTGGTCGTAACTTCGGTGTGTTGCCATCTAAACCTTGCAAAAGTGTAGCATCTTACATTTCTGCGTTGTGCGAAACTATTCACCAAATGGCCTCTCACTTGGCTGGTGCTATTGCCATTGGTAGTTTCTTCTTGGATATTACTCACTTGATGGTGTATAAACAACGTATTTCATTAAAAGATTTACGTGAAGATAAACGCATTAGAAAACAACTTGAAAATGAGTTCCAACAATTTGTACACTCGGTGAACTTTTTATCACGCAATGGCTCTGAATCACCTTTCACCAACGTGTCTATTTTTGATAAAGAAAAATTAACCGCATTGATTGATGATGACAATTATGGTTGGTATTTCCCGAAGAACACAAAAGTTTTAGTAGACAATGACTTGGGTGGAGAAGATTACAAACTTACCGAAGAAGACTATAAAAAATTTATCATTGACTACATCTTTGAAGCACAAAAAGTTTTTATTGAATTTTTTGACAAAGGTGACCCGATGAACAATGGGTTACAGTATCGTTTCCCTGTTACAACGGTCAACTTGTCTAAACACAAAAATGAAGAAACGGGCGAATATTACATTGAAAAAGACAATGAATTATTGAACTACATTACCAAAAAAGATATTGCTCGTTACAACATTTTTACGTCTGAGGGAACAAAGGTTGCTTCCTGCTGCCGTCTGATTTCTGATAAAGATATGCTTGACTTGGCAAGTTCAGTTAACTCGTTTGGTGGTTCCTCAATTAGTTTGGGTTCTCACCGTGTAGTAACCGTTAACTTGGCTCGTTTGGCGTATGAAGCATCGAGTTATAACGACTACTTGAAACGCTTACACGATAGAACAGAAAGTGCTGCAAAAGTGTTAAAAGCACACCGTGTATTGCTTAAAAAATTAAACAATATGGGTATGCACCCTTTCCTCAAAAACTACTGGATTAATCTGTCCCGTATGTTTTCAACCTTTGGTATGATGGGTGTTGTAGAAGCCGAACAAATATTAACAGAAAAATTTGGTAAGGCTGACTTTGATTACATTGGTGACATCTTAACAACCTACAACACGTTCTGTAAAGAAATGGGTGATAAGTATGGTTTTATTTGGAATATTGAAGAAATTCCAGGTGAGTCATTTGCGGTACGGTTGGCAAGTTCAGATGCCTTGATTTATGGCAATCCTTACAACTTAGACCCACTTTACAGTAATCAATTCGTGCCTCTGTGGAAAGACGCTACCATCTATGAAAAAATGGAAGCAGATGGTAGATACAACCGCTTATTAACTGGTGGTGGTATCGTACATATTCAAATCAACAGTGATGTAACTCCAACCCAAGCAAAAGCAATTATTAACTATGCTGTAAAATGTGGTTGTGAACACTTTGCTCTTAACGCCGTATATACTAAATGTGAAGATTGTGGTGAAGTAGTAAAAGACAAAACACATCACTGCCCAAAATGTAACAGTGAAAATGTAACAAACTTTACACGTGTGGTTGGTTTCTTCGTACCAGTTTCTTCGTGGAATAAAGTAAGAAGAACTTGGGAATTTGATAGACGTACATTTGTTGACTTGAATGGAATTGATAAGAAAGGAGAAGAACAAAATGATGATTCCACTAAATGAGTATATTGTAGTAAAAGTCGATGAAGGCACAGTTGAACAAGAAAAAGATGGCTTCATCGTTCCTGATACAGCAAAGAAAAAACCTTACATTGGTACAGTTTTAGAAGTCAGTCATGATGTAAGTGACAAAGTACAAAAGGGTGATAAAGTTGTGTGGCCCTCTACTTTGGGTGTAGAAATTGAAATCGAAGACCAGAAAGTAGTTGTACTTAAATTAGAAGACATTTTAATGAAGTTGAAATAACTTCGATTCGACTGGGCGAATGGTTCCAGTAGCTATCTGAATGCTTGGCTAAAGAAAGCACGGTGAAGGGGACTACCCAGTGTCCCCACAATTTATAGGAGAATTATTTATGACAAATTTAACATACGAAGAGGGACAGATTTTTGAAGGAAAATACCCCCCTGAGGCTGCAATTTGGTGTAATGAAAATGGGTGCCATATTGAAGAAGTTGCTAGTAAAGACGGTATTCGTGTTTATAAAATTGTAAAAAATGAAATTCACGTTCCTACTAAACAAGAGATACTTTCCAAAAAAGAATTTGAGTATGGTATGAATCGTTGGCAACGTGAGGGTATTTTGGCTGAAAATTCTGAATACTCTGACTTCACTAAAGCAAGAGCACAGGAACTAGAAGATTTGGCTGAAGAAATAAGAAGAGACACTGAAGAACAACAAGGTAAGTAAATATGGCTGGAAAATCAATAAATGAATTACCAGAAATAACAAGCGTTAGTGATTCAAGTTTGATGGCTCTAAGTGAAGATGGTAAAACACTTGGTAAAGTCAGTTCATCTACACTGAACACTCACATTATTGGTCAATACATTTCAAATTATATTAAATCAATTACAAAAAAAGCAGATGTTGAATTAAATACATCTAACCACACCATTACATTAAAATCTGGCAGTAAAGTGTATGTTCCCAATGGTGTTGGTGTTTTTGATGAAATTACAATTATTAATGATGTAACGTGTGATACAGGTGTTGAGTGGACTGGAAATGGTTTTTTACATTATATACCTGATTCTGGTACTATTTTTATAAGTGCATCTTGGGATTGTACAACAAAAAGTTCTTGGACACCTGATGACCAATATGAAGTAATTTATAATACTACCGAAAATGCAATACGATTTACAGGTGATACTGGGACAACTTGGACAACAAATATGTCTATTCCGTTTGCATATTTCAGAACAGATGGGTCTAATATAGTTGAAATTCTACAAGTATTTGATGGATTTAGTTATCACGGTGCATCTATTTTTTCTTTTCCTGGAATTACTTATGAAATTCCAAACGGCAGAACTGACAGTGGTGTTTTAAAAAACTTAGAATATACAACACCCTCTGTATATACTGTATCAAATTCAACTAATGAAAGTGGGGAATATTATGCATACCTTACCCAAACAGGTCTGGGATTTATAAAATATTTTGTTGAATCTGACAGGGAACCATCTAATAAAGTTGGTTATACACTATGGTTTAATACAACAAAAAATAAATTCTATATTCGTAATTTTAGTGAAGTAGATAGTGTTTGGGAAGAAATTAGTGTTTTATGTGGCGTGTGCAAATATTCTGCTGTAAATGGCAAAATAACAGTATTTGAGTGTAGTGAACCACTTAGATTACTGGATACAAACACATTTAAAACCATACCACATATTGTAGAAACTTGGTCTAATGGAACCGCCTGGTATAGACTTTACAGTGATGGTTGGTGTGAACAGGGTAACTTTTTTACTAATGTTACGGGTACACAAACAATCACCCTCGCGAAGCCATTTTTAGACACAAATTACAGTTTAAGTTTAACTGAGTCGTACACCACTACATTAGGCGACAGAAGGACAATAAATAACGCAAACAAAACAACTTCTAGTTTCCAAATCTTTGCAGGTTCCGCAAGCGCTATTGGTATTTATTGGGAGGCAAAAGGGTATATATTATAGGTATGAAACCATCCTGCATTAAAGTTTGTATTATAAGTAATGATTCCTATATGTCGTCTATGCTCAAAAATTACTTGGGCCGAGACGACTCTTTGTTTATATACACAACAAATATGGAAAATTTATATAAAAATAAAGACGTTTACATAGTTTTTAACCCATCATACGACGATTTATATAAAATACAGCCACTTCCTGGGCTAAAAGTAATGGTTTCAGACAATAAATCTGATGTATATTTAAGACGTGCGTTGGATTGTGGTTTTACTGTTTTTTATGACCACACTGTCCAATTATCTGAATTGGAGAACATAGGTTTACACTTCTATATTTATCAGAGAGGGTCGTGTGAAGTTGACTATGATGAGATTGTTAAAATAGTGACCCAAAATAAAAACTTTAAGAGACGATATGGCAAAATTCAAATTTGAACTTGAGTCTAACTTTTGTGTAGAGGATATTAACAATACCCCAGCACTCTTTGAAATGTTTGCCGAAACCGCAGACTTGGAATCGGGAAATAAAAAAACAAAGAAATATAAAGTTACGATTGAAGAAATTTAAGAGGTCTAATAATGGCTTGTTCCTGTTCTACGTCATCCTCTAGTACTTATATTCCTAGAAGATATATGAGGATTGATGGGTTAATTTTTGATAAAAAATATGTTTCAAAACTAGATTTTGAGGGTGACATCCTTTACTTATATAGAAAGGGTGACTGCTGTGCTTACAAGTACAAAATGAAAGAAGTTAAGTCAACAGCACAAATTGCAGAATATTTGTTGGAATTAAATACTTGTGATGACCAGCAAGTAGATATGACTACAGATGACCATTCAAAACTTATTAACCTAGATGTAGAAAACCAACACCCTATTGCAGCCATCAATGGTCTTCTAGAAAAATTAGAAGAAAATGAAGCCGAGCACCAAACTCTCGAAAATTTAATTAATGCACCTAAAGCACTTGAAACTTATATCTTTGATGAATTACCAGACCCAGTTGAATATGCTTTTAAATTGGTGTATGTTACAGATAGAGATTGTATCGCTTTTTCAGACGGTACAACTTGGAAAAAAATTTTATTAGATATATTATAGGAATTAAATATGCACATAGCAAATATTAAAACAGAAAAAGAATGGAGAAAAGTAGAAGACTTAATTTCTGCTGCTAAAGGTTCAACATTTACCTTTAAAGCAGACACAAATTACTATATCACAAATGTAGGCGGTTTTACAGTAAATTTGATTGATACAGACCAAAACCCTATTGAAGACGAAGGTCTTTTATTAGTTACAAAAGAACAATGTGGCTATAAAAAGGGTGCAAATGATTTGTATGTTAAATGTGAAAATGGCTCCTTACATATTGAAGAACAGGAGTAACATATGAAAATAAATAATATTAAAAGTTTAGGTGCATTTTCTATTTCTAATTCTGGTGGTGGCGGAAGTTACGTTTTGCCTACTGCTACTGCCAACAGACTTGGTGGTATAAAAGTTGGTGAAAATCTTACTGTTGAAGCTGATGGAACATTAAATGCTCAAGCAGGTGGTGCGCCGCAAAATACTAACCCGTTGGAAAAAATTACTTGCGAAGAAGATAATGTTGTTTATGCAACAATAACTATTGATGAAAGTGAAATAGAATTAGAAGCACCATATTTTGATAGTTTGTCTGAAGAACCGACAGCACCATTACATTTTATAGGTATTTTACCAGCAGAATATGCAGATAGTGGTACTACTTGGGAATATGAAATAGTGCAATATAAGGCTAATGAAGCTTGGTATCATCTAATTGGTACAGATATGGTGTTCTGCATAGAAAGAGATGCTGAAATTGAAGATATATTAATGGAAGATACTATTTATCCATTAGAAGCTATGTTACCCAATTTTCACAAAGGGTCTACTGGAAATAAACAATTAATTCAAAAAGATAATTCCGATGGTGCTATTAAATGGGTAACTGATAACAAGCTAGAAAATACTGCTACGGGCACAAACTCGCTTACTATTTTGGGAACGCCTGCGACTAGCGATTATGGTTTGAACATTGGAGCAAATACTTCTGTCGGCATTAACGGGAGTACAGCAGTTGGTGCAAACGCTCGCGCTGGAGAGTATGGGACCGCTGTCGGCGGTGGTAATGCGTCTAATAATTCGGCGAGTGCCACCGCTTACGCTAGCACCGCCATTGGGTCAAGTGCCGAAGCGGGCGGCTCATATAGCACGTCTATAGGTAAGAGTTCATTGGCTCGCGGTCAGCGTTCCGTGTGTTTAGGCGCAAGTGCCAATGACCACTACCACGAAAGATGTACTTTAGTAGGTTACAATTCGCAGGCAGAGGCCAATTATGCTATAGCTATAGGTGCAGGAACGTCTGCAAACGCTGTAGGTGCTATACAAATCGGTAATACTTCATCCGCGTTACTAACTAACGCCACCGCCAAAACGCTACAAGTATATGAATGGCCTTTATTAGACGGAAATACTGGCAAAATATTTTCAGAAAGATTACCTTCTGGAAATAGTGTAGAAGTAACAGATACGATGCCTACACCTAGTAGTTCTAATGTAGGTCAAGTAAAACTATATTCTGGTACTACAACATCTGATTTTACAAATGGATATTTATATCAATGTAAATTAGAGTCTACAACAAGTGAAACTGTAACATTTGATTCAGATAAAGTTGTTGCAACTCCAGAAATGTTTTGGCTGGTAGTAAAATCTGTTGTACCAGAAACATATGCTAATGTAACTAATGGTTATCTAACGTATAATGAAAGTGATAATTTAGTTACATTCACATTTAAAGATGCAAATGGCAACGTATTAGGAGAACTTCCCGCTGATGTAGGAACACTAAGTTCCCTAGGTATTACATTCAATAATCTTGTTGATGGAGATGTAATCAATTTTACTTGTTTTTCTGGTACTGTAGAATCTTATAAATGGGTACCATTACTCGTTCAAGAAAGCAGTGAAATTAAAGTATATAATGCTCCATCTTGGTCAGAAAATACAACATTATTTCCTAATAGAACATTACCACTACCTAATGTAGATGATTTAACTGATTCTGGACTATATAGAGTAAAATTTAATTATTCTATGCAAAGTGTAGATTTAAATTTAGATTATTTATGTCAAGTTAGCGCAATTAGTGCTAGTGGAACAGTTATAGGATATTTTCAAACACTTCAGGTTTTTTACCCAAGTTTAAATGGTGATAAAGGTATAAATGTTACTTTGTATAGATTAAAACAATTAGGAAGTACTTGGCCAGATTGGAAATCATCATTAGTAACATCTGTTTCTAATACTAGTACAGATGTAGAATATGTAAGTGCAAAATTATTCTATGATACTTGTGGAAATATAGAAGCACTTATTAATGCGTTATAGGAGAATTTATGAGTATAGCGACTGCAATTCAAAATGCTCAACAAAAGGTGGCTGATGCTTATACAGCATTAAGTAGTAAAGGTGGCACTTTACCTCAAACTCAAGATTTAAGTAATTTGCCTACTGCTATTAATTCAATTCCTAGCGGCGGAAAAAAGTACAATATAACTATAGATGATATACTTGGCAATATTGATGAGAATGGTGCCTATCATGAACCAGCAACTCAAGCCGACATTATTTTTACTGGACTAAAAAGTTTTGCTGATGAATATTGTATGATGTACGAATTTGCTCGTCATCCAGATATTCGCACAGTATCTTTTCCAGATTTAGAAGATGTTAATAAAAGAGAATGTTTAGAGGCAGCATTTCTCGGTTGTTCTAATTTAACTTCCGTCTCTTTTCCTAAACTAACAACAGTCAGTGCCTATAGCGGGATGAAAGATATGTTAGCACTTACATCAATAACGTCTTTAAATCTTGGTCGTGTCACTGATATAGAAGATAATGGATTAAATTCTGTCTGTAACAATTGTTCAACTCTAACCAGTATTAATTTTGATTCTTTACAAAATGTTTCTTCTCAAGGCATGTCTTATGCTTTTAGATTTTGTAACATAACAGAAGCTAGATTTCCTTCTTTAGTTAATATCTATAGTCAAGGGTTTCAGGTTGTTCTTGCTGATAATGTTAATTTAACTAGCGTGTCTTTACCAGCATTAAAGAAAGTAGCATATCGTGGATTAAATAGTGCTTTTTCAAATACTGCTTTAACTAGTATGACATTTCCTTCATTAGATACAATAGATGCAAGAGAGTGTTTTTATTATTGTTTTTATAATTGCCCATCATTAACTAGTGTTTCATTTCCAGCTCTTAAATCTACATCTTTTGGTACTTATACAAATCAGTTTAGTCGTATGTTACCAGGTGTAACAGGTTGTACAGTACATTTCCCGTCAAACTTACAAAGTGTAATAGGTTCGTGGGCAGATGTAACCGAAGGTTTTGGTGGAACTAATACAACTGTATTGTTCGATTTACCTGCGACTGAATAATTTTAATAAATATAACTGAAACAAAAATCAATTCAAATCAATTACAAAATAAATTATGACATACTCAAACCACTATTTACAAATCAAAAATTTAATTATGACCAAGGACGTTGTAAAAAGCGTAGAGATTGGTGATGATTATATCAAGATTTGTTATTATGGTGGGTGTGGAAGGAAATTTAATTTGTCAGAGCCCCTCACTGAAGGTGAATTAAATGATTTGGTCACTTATTTAAATGCCGAAAATATTGGTTGTGAAAGTGAAGAAGATAAGTCAATTATAACAGAAGATAATTGTTAAGGTGGTATATGAGAAAGTTTTGGATTATTGCAGTTAATGGTGTGGCCCATATGATGAATGAGAGGTTCTACTCTTATCAAGAAGCATTAGATGAGGCTGAAAAACGGGCCAAGTTATCTCCAAATAATACATTTTTAGTTTTGGCTCTTCAAAGTTATGTGGAGGGCGCAACTCAAGTAACTGTAAGTTGGGATGGGGTAGACCACAAAGACATCACCGTTGTTCAAAATACACCATCTCTTATAAGTGTGGAATTAATTGATGATGATGGTGAACCTCTCAATCTAGAAGGACTGCACGTTCAGTTTATTATTTTACCTTATCAAAATGCTGATGATTCCATAGCAATATTTAATGAAACAAAAAGATGGGTTGCTCCAGAAGTTGACCCATACCCATCTGATGGTTTTAAATCAAATGTTGTAGATTATTTAATAACTGCTGACTATTTAAAAAACATTGCGGATTATTGGTATGAAGTTCGTATAAAATATGATGACAAACCAGAAGAAGTAGAATTACAACAATATGGTAACTTTTTTATAACACAAGAATAACAACGATGTTAATGTAAATGTTTCTGTATGGTAATTTATATTGAGTATGGTGTAATTCCCTACTCACCAAAATTATTAGGTCGGCACTTACCTATTGTATAGAGGTTCCATCTAATCCTCATAAGTTTTAACTTAATTAGGGAGTGAAGTAAATAATGAAAAAGATGGTAAAAAAGACAACAACACTTATGGATAAGTTTGTTAATGGCGTGGTAAAATACAACGAACTTGTCCTTAAAAGTAAAGGGTTGTTATGATAATGCGGAATCGGTTCTGGTTTGAAGTGGGGCGTATCCCCTACCAGAGTCGGGCCGAGGAGAATATTAAGTTATGTCATTAGATGGAAAGCAAATTTCAGAATTGGCTAGAGTCACCTCAGTTAGAGATGACAGTCTACTTGTTGTTGATAATGGTGGAACCGAATCAAATTCCGTATATGTATCAGATTTATTAAAGAAAGCAGGGAATGATAAACAAGACAAGTTAACAGCGGGAGATAACATTGTAATTAATAATAATGTTATAAGTGCTCCCACAATTAATGCTAGAAATATTGGTGAGATTGTTCCATCTGTATTACCACTTACAGATGCTGGTCTTCACTTATTAGATGGCTCACTCATTGATGGTAATGGTATTTATGGTGAGTTTGTAGATTATATTGCTGAATTATATGAAGAAGACCCAACTGCGAGTTATTTTGCTCAACCAGGTGATATAATTAGTGAGTGGACACAACCTTACATCACATCAAAAGGAACTATGGGTGGTTCAACATTTGCTTGTTATTCAGATGTTCCACAGAACACTGGAACAGATATGTATTGGAACTTATTTAATAATATTTCCCAAAATAATGGTTTTCATAGTTCCCAAGGAAATGTAACAGGAAATATTTATTGGTATAACCCAATTCCTTTGAATATTACAAATATTAAAGTATATACCCAAATCGATACTGGTGGTTCAAATAGACAAAGTACGGCTGGCACCATCTATGGTTCTAATGATTATACAAATTGGACCCCTATTTCCACATATACAAATACACAACAAGCACACTCATCATCTTGGGATATTAATTTAAGTTCTAACACAGGTTATTATAAATATTATAGATGGGAAAGTACAGCTTGTGGTACTGGTGGATATTGGACTATGAGTCATTTGGTATTCACCGCCACCCAAAAATCACAAGGTACAGCAGAGGATTCTTGGCAGCACACATTAACTACTTATGGTTCTTGTGGTAAGTTTGTTTATAATACAGGATTAAATACAGTCAGACTACCTAAGATTAGTGGATTTGTAGAAGGTACACACAGTATAAATACACTAGGCGATTTAGTAGAAGCTGGGTTGCCCAATATTACTGGTGGGACTATTAATTCAGAAACTGTATATGCTCCAAATTTATTAAGGGGTCAATTTGGTGCATTTGACCTTTCTAGTAATGGTGCATCAACACCAGATAGAGGTACTACAGCAGGTAACTTTGCAACTTATGCTTATTGGAAGTTTGATGCTTCTCGTTCATCCTCAATCTATGGTAACTCTAATACAGTACAGCCACAATCAATTAAGGTTTTGCTATATATTGTAATTGCAAACTCATCGAGAAAAGAAATTGATGTAAGCACTGAAAAAAATATTATTGATAATTCTTTAAAAGCAGATAAGGATTTTAGTAATGTTGTATTACCCAATCAAAATTTTATTCAAAAATCAATTAGTTGGGGAATACCAGATTATAATCGTGGAATCATATTAAACTATGATACATTACAAAATTTTAAAGCACCATCTGCTGGAATTATTTGTGGTATGATAGACCCAGCAGGAAGTGTATCTGGTAGAGTGTATGTAAATGGTCATATGGTATGGGGTGGGGATACTTATGTTATGAGTCTACATATAATTCTTGATAGAAACGATGTTGTTACGCACTCTGGTATTGATAATAACCAATATGACCAAATGTTTTTCTACCCATTTAAAGGTGCTTATTAAGGAGTAATTTATGCCTCAATCAAGTAGTGCAGCAAATATAGACGTAGATATTAATCAAATTGCAACAGATTTAAATTTAAAAGCAGATACTGATTTAATAAATGCGACTCAAAGTAGTGAAACTGTAAAAAGTTTATTAAATAATGCTGGTGTTAAGTATGTTGTGGAAACCTATTCCAACGGAACTTCTTGGTATCGTGTATGGTCAGACGGATGGTGTGAACAAGGCGGAAGATTTGAAAGTTCTGACGGTAGTTCAACAACAGTAAGTTTTTTAAAAGAATTTTTGGACATTAATTATACACTAGTCGGTTTGGCTTATGGTAATCAAGGAATTGACCAATATGTTAATGGTTGGAGAGTGATTACATTAAATACTTCATCTGCTGTTATAAAAAATAACACGAACGGAACAAATAGTTTTATGTGGTATGCGTGTGGGTGGTTAGCACAATAATTCTTATGAAAAAACTTATTTAACAGATTTAGTCTCATATAAAAATATATGGGACTATTTTTTATTATAATATGAAACAAATCGTAAAATTAATAATTACAGTAGTAGTATTTTGTTTATCGTCTAATTTGTTTTCACAAAATTTGTTTAGACTAATTAGACCAGTTGCAAGAAAGCCTTTTTCCGTACACACAATGCCCGCTACAATACAGAGAGTAACAGTAGTGGAAACAAGAAATATTGAAAGAGCAGTTAGAGTTGCAACATTACAAAGTATGAGAAGACAACAGTTAGAGTTGCATCAGACTGCTATGAAAGCATATCCAAATATTAGAGTGTCCTATATGGTACAAGACATAAATCAATTAAAATGCAGACCAGAACAGATTTATGGTGGATATAATTATTTAAAGGTATGCACTAATGCAATAAAAGGAAAAGAGTGGGAAGGCATTAATAAAAACAAGTCGTATAATGGAGTGCATCATATAATAACAGTTCAAACATTAAAAGTATTACACAAAGAAAGTTTATTAGCATATGAAGAAG